TCGTATTGATGATGCTGCAAGGGCTGCTGATCGTCGTAAGGCTGAGATTGAGCGACTTACACAAATGTACAGGTAAACTAAATGGCTGTCACTGAGAATACATATACAGGGAATGGATCTTCCACCAACTATTCCTTCACTTTCCCATATCTAGAGACTACCGACATCAAGGTTTCCTTGAACGGTACGCTTACAACTGCATACACCTTAGCCAACGCTACCACGATCCAATTCAACACAGCACCTGCTAATGGTGTTGCTATTCGGATTTATCGTGTCACTGATGACGCAGCACTTGCTGCTCAGTTCTATCCTGGTTCTGCTATCCGTTCTCAGGATCTGAATGATAACTTCACTCAGAACCTGTATGTGACGCAGGAGTCGAATAGGGATGCTACGTCTGCTATCTCCACGGCAAATAGTGCTACGACAACGGCTAACACAGCTCTGAGCACCGCCAATGCAGCTAGTGCAACCGCTACCGCTGCGTCTACCAACGCTTCTGCTGCTGTAACCACTGCTAATACTGCTAGCACCAACGCTAGTGCTGCTGTGTCTACTGCCAATACGGCCAGTACAAATGCAGCTACAGCACTTAGCACTGCTAATACTGCTGCTACCAATGCTGCTACCGCTCTCAGCACCGCGAACACCGCTCTGAGCACTGCCAACACAGCAAGCACCAATGCGACTGCTGCTGTCTCTACTGCTAATACAGCGTCTACCAATGCAAGCTCTGCTGTCTCTACAGCAAACACTGCATCCTCTAACGCTACGTCTGCTGTCTCTACGGCAAACACCGCAGCTAGTAACGCCTCCACCGCACTCTCCACGGCAAACACTGCTATCAGCACGGCTAACGCTGCAGCTTCGGCTGTGGCTAATGCGATCCTCTATGACACGGTTGCGAACGTAGCTGCAATCCCGGCTTCCCCAGCAAATAACGACGCAGTTGAAGTTGTCGATTCAACTGGCATTGAGAGCTTCAGTCCGCTGAGTGGTAAGCCTGCAGGGTTCGTTGGAAGCTCTGGTCTCAGTGTCCGTATGGTCTACACAACCAGCGGATCTACGTGGAACTGGATTCAGTACTTCCCCAATGATCCAGAGAGTCGATACTTCAAGATTTCCGGCGGCACGCTGACTGGCCAACTCAAGGCCGATGACAGCACCAGCACCGTAGCTCCCGTCTACTCCTTTGATGGAGATGCTGATACTGGTATTGCTCACACAGGTGCCAATGAACTTGCTCTGGTTACTGGCGGAACCCCCAGACTTACAATAGATAGTAGTGGCACTATTTCCACTTCTCACTATTCTTTCCCCAACAATTCTGGTACTGCAGGGCAAGTACTAACTACCAATGGATCTGGAACACTCTCCTTCCAGACGATGGATACAGCGGTGCTGATGTCTCCGCAAACAGTTACATCTAATAAAACTATCCCAGCATACACAAATGCTGGAATGATGGGGCCATCAATTACCCTTGCGCCAAGCGTGACTATTGAAGTCGGCGCTAATTCCGTTCTTACTATTCTTCGATAATCATGCCATACGGAACTCTCAAAGTAGACACGATTACTACGTCTACCCAAACGGTCAGCGTCGATCAGGTCATCAGCAATGGTGCTGTCGCAAACTCCACAGTCACTGCTGGAGCAGGTCTAACTGGTGGCGGTGCAATTAGCGGTAACCCTACTGTGTCTGCCGACATTGCTACTCAGAACGAAGCTCAAAGCCTCTCCAGCAACGCCAAGCTGATGACCCCGCTTCGCGTTAAGGACGCAGTTCTTGCATCAGACTCAAACTGGACAACTATTACCACTGCCTCCAACGCTACTGTCAATACTCGTTATTTGGCAGATACTTCTACTGCAGCATTTACTTTGACTCTTCCTGCCTCTCCAAGCGCAGGGCAGTTCATTGTCATCGCTGATGCTAAGAATACATTTGCTACCAACAACCTTACTGTTGCAAGAAACGGTAATCTGATTGCAAGTATTGCTGACAATCTTGCTTGCAACGTGAACGGAGCAACAGTTACCCTGACCTGGAGCGGCAACGCTAGCCAGGGTTGGATCGTCAAATAACGCTTATTAAGTCATGCCTACTAATCTCTCAACCCTTCCTGGTTTTTCTACTGGTGGTTCTGGCCAGCCTTACTTTAGCACTGATTTTACTGTCGCTGATCAAAAGATAATTAGCGCTCCTACAGGTGATAGTTGGAATAGTACTACATATTCTGCATTTGTTCCGGCCTATGTAAACGGAGGCCAAAAGAATGCCAACGTCTTCACCAACCTGAGGTATGGTGGCACCATTTCCACCAATAATACTCATCTTAAGACGAACCCAATTACCGTCAATAAATCCACTGGTGGGATTACCGTTGGATCTACAAGCACGGCTTGGAACAATACTTCGTCCACCAGCTCAGGCAACATTAGCACCGTATTCTTCAAAACGATCCCATATACTGGCTTTGTCTTTAGCGGTGGCAATATTGCTTGGCCAGGTCAAGCCACATACACCTTTAGTTATACCTACTTTTTTATTGATGCTACCGGTGTTCCTCAAGCCGTAACGATTCCAGCAGCTTCTAACGGTGATCACGGCTATAACAGCCTGTGGAACTCTCTACCAAATGCAAGTAACTACTACATGTCATCTGGTTATCAGAGTTCCTACGGAGGCTACCGCCGTTCATCGTTCACACTCAACACAAGCAATATTGCAAGTAGCACTGCAAGTATTGGTACGTGGACTCAGGCTGGTTCATGGACAAGCACAACAACTGGGGTTAACCTTTACTCGCAGCCTGGAGTCACTCAAACAGGTACACAGGTCGTTTCAGGTATCGTCGCCCCAACGTCCAGCCCCAATTACATCATGTTCTTGTGTGATGCAAGCGGCAACGTTGTTAACACGGGACTTAATACTGGTGCAAATGCAGCACACGGCTTCCAGAAAAGCGATGGTAGTGTAATCATCGCTTCATACGCTGGTGATCTACCTAGACTTTATACCAGCCCAGCTTCATCGACAGCTCTAACAAGCTTTCTGCTGCCCTTTAGATCGCATGCCAACAACCAACACATCGGTCTTGGTAATGATAGGTGGTTGTCCTTTGACTTCGCGTCTGCTGCTTGCTATTTGTGGAATATCACAGCTTCTAATACTGTTGAAGTTAAGCAAACATGGTTAGGTGCAGTCAATCCACTAATCCCTAGTTTCAGCACCAGTGACTTTTTCTACCCGGTGTACCAGTCAAGCACCGATGCTTATCCCAAGTACCTGCTTGCACGCCAAGCTGGTACGAGTAGTGATCGCATCTCTACATTCGCCTGCCCCGACTTCTCCAAGTACTTCTGAGTATAATGTTTAACACTATTGACGAGCTTCGGTCCTACCGAAACGAGCTTCTTCAACGTTCTGACGCTTGGTATCTTTTTGACTACCCTAACCCAGATAACGTATCCAAAGAGGTGATCCAAGCATATCGAATCTACCTGCGTGACCTACCCCAACTTGCAGAGGAAGTCGGATTGGAGAACGTAGTCATTAATCCCTCTCCGCTTTAGATCAATGATCACTATTCTTGGCATTAAAGTGTCCTATGAGGCACTTGCTTTCTTTGCGCTGTTTTATTGGCTCCGAGATCATCGGCGCTTCTAAGCTTCGTGAGAACAGCATTGTTCAGATCCTCCTGCGTGGTGTAGAGGCAATCAAGCCCCACCGCACTGAGGATGACAAGATTCAACGTGTTAAAGATACGTTTAAGTAAACATCATGGTACTGCTAGACGTGAAGCAGTACTACCCACAAACCGACAGTGCAACAGGTCTCGGAGATCGGATGTGCTTTAGCTCAACCTGCGCTATGGCCATCAAGTATCTCCGTCCTGATGCTCTGAAGGGTAGTAATGCAGATGATGATTACTTGAGAACTGTTCTCAAATACGGTGATACAACCCAATCCACCAGTCAAATCAAAGCCTGTCAGCAGTACGGTGTTTTTGCTTCCTTCTACCAGAAAGGAACCAGACAGACACTCCTCAACGAACTAAAAGCGGGCTATCCCGTAGCTGTTGGCATCCTCCACAAAGGTCATGCCTCCAACCCTGTTGGTGGTGGTCACTGGATGCTCCTGATTGGTGATGATGGAGAACACGGTATCTTCCACGATCCATACGGTGAGATGGATAACGTCAACGGTGGCTACGTCAAAGTTGGCTCTGGTGGGAAGAGTGTCAAATACACCTGGCGTAACTGGTTAAAGCGTTGGGAAGTTGAAGGTCCAGGCACAGGTTGGTTCATGACCTTCAGGCCGGTGCAGCAGACACGCCCCCTCACCACCTACGACAACACTTGGGCTGGTGTCAAAGCTGCTGCAACCGCTGCAGGCAGCAAACACCCTTCCGTTGTCGCTGCTCAATGGGCATTAGAGAGCGGATTTGGGAAGCATTTTTCTGGTAAATGGAACGCATTCGGCATCAAAGGAACCGAAGGCCAAGGCACACTCAAACGTACAACTGAATTTGTCGGTGGTATGGAGATCAAAACAGACGCTTGGTTCAAAGACTATCCATCACTCTTTGAATGCGTCCAAGATCTTGTCAATAAGTGGTACAGAGACTACAAGAATTACAAAGGTGTCAACCGTGCATCCTCTGCAGAAGAGTGTGCTCGTCTTCTTGTCGTCGAGAAATACGCCACTGATCCCGCTTATGCGGACAAACTAATACGTATTTTGCGGGAACATGATTGAAGCCGCCGTATCTGGCACTATTGCCGTCTTTACAGCAGTTGTAGCACTGCATTCACGTATGCATAACCGTATTTCTGATGTAGACAAACGCATTGATCAGGTCGAGCTGCGTATTGCCGAGAAATACGTGCAACGTGAAGAATTATCCTCAGCACTTCAAAAGATGGAGGATCACATGATACGCATTGAGAATAAACTGGATCAAATAGTACTACGAAATGGCTAAAAAGAAAGCAACGGAGGACATGTTTAATGA